TCCTTTAACGGTTGCCTATGATACCTGGAAGAATTTAGGGGATCAGATGGTTCGTTATTGGGAAGATGATAAGGTCAACGGAGGTTCTGAGACTGCTCATTTGAAGATGATGAACAGTAAGATGAACATCGTTACTCAGACGCTTCAGTTGAAATTGGAAGATGCGCTTTGGGCTAACACTGGTGGGGCTTCAGTTCTTGATTATAATGGTTTACCGTATCTGATCAGTTCTACCCCGAGTGTTTCTAGTACTATTCACGGCATCAACCAAGCTACGGCTGTTGATAGCGAGGGTAACTACTACTGGAGGAATCAACAGAAGACTTCCAGCGGTGCGTTTTCCGTCTATGGTGAGTCCGACATGACTAACCTTCTCAACACCTGCAGTCGTTGGGGCAACGTTGATGTTCTTATCAGCGACCAGACAACGATGGAACTTGGTGAAGCTGAAGCTCTTGAGCGTGTGCGCGTTGTCAATCAGGAAGCTGTTAATCTTGGTCTTGATCACATCACCTTCAAAGGTCGTATCTGGATTTGGAGTCCGAAGTGTACTACAGGTTATACTTATTTCATTGATCGCAATCACTTTGGGATGAGCATTGATCCCGCTGTTAACTTCGTGATGGGTCCTTGGAAGAAGATTCCTAACCAGTATGAAGATCAGGTCACGCAGATTGTTCAGCGTGGTAATGCATGGGTTGACAAGAGGTCATGCCATGGTGTATTAACGGGTCAGGCTGCTTAATCCGAGCTTCAAGCCAATGAGGCTTTAAGGTAGACAATAAACCAAAGGAGAATTAAAATGGCGGACATTACAGTTTATAATCAGGGTGAAGTTAGTGATGAGGGAAAGGTTAATTGGAGAGGCGATCAGGTTGCTGTTGCACAGGGCGGACAGTCTATTTTTATGTCCTCCTCTGTTCAGTTGGCTGAACTTGGTGAGCGGAAAGTTGTTGGCGATCGTGTTTTTCGTTATGCTCTTGCTGCTGGTGTTGTTAACCCCGGTTGTGTTACTCAGGTTGTACAGGGCGGTGCTGCAGCGTCTGTTGTGAATAATACTGCTGGTGTTGCTTATCCCGCAGGTTCTAAGTTGTTCAGCTTATATCAATCTGGCTCTTCTGCTGCTAATTTCTACGCAGAGGGTTATATCTATTGCCAGAGTGGTACTGCTGCAAACCTCGGTCAGATGTATCGGATTAAGAGTCACGCATCTTATGCAGATGCATCTCAGGTTTTACTTACCCTGTATGATCCGATCAAACTTACTGTCAACGTGACGGATAAGTGGTCAATTCATCAGAATCCGTACAAAGCATTAACTGTTAATACGGCTGGCACTGCTTCTGCAATCGGTGTTGTTCCGATTACGGTTTCTTCTGGAGATTATTTCTGGCTTCAGACATATGGTCCAGCTGCCGTTAAAGCTGGTTTTGCTGCTGCTCCTGGTACGCTTGTTGTCGCTGGTGCTACGGGTCAGGTTTCTGGTGTTGCTGCGACTACCGCAACTGCAGTTATTGCGATTGGTCAGGCGATGCAGACTCTTACAGTTTCGGAACATGGTCTTGTGTTCCTTACAATTGCTCCCTAAGGATAACATTGGTGGGGGGACTAAAAATCCCCTCACCTTTGATTTTTAATCTCATATAAACTAAAAGGAATAACATGGATACCATAGAAATAAAGGCGAGTACCGAAGAAGTGATTCCAAAGATATTAATCGGAGTTCCTATTCTTGCATGGACGCATGAGTTTGCAACTTCATTCCTATCCTTCTGGACAGATTTAATGACATATCAAAATAAGGGTTCTAAGTTTCATGTAGGATATCGTTTCATCTATCGCAAACCAGTTCACATGGCTGAGGAGATGTTGGCAGATTTTGCAGTAGAGAGTGGTTGTACCCACCTCCTCTTAATGGACGATGACATTTATGATGTTAAGGCGAGTGATTTGGTAAAGTTGCTAGAGGCTGACAAGGATGCAATTGGCGGTATCATGCATACAGGTGGTTTTCCTTATGCCATGTGTGCATTTCGCCGTTATGATACATCGAAGTCAGTTAAAGATCAACCGATTCTAGAGGGTCCTGCTAGACTTTACGAAATCCCAGTAGATCAAAGAAGTGGAGTTCAGAAGGCAGATTTAATTCCCTTCGGATTCACTTTAATTAAGACATCCTTTTTTAAAGGGATGCAGAAACCATGGTTTAATTGTACGAATCAAGCACCTACCGATTCTTGGTTTGCAGATGCACTCCTCGATCGTGGAACCAGTTTCTACGCACACTTTGATGTGTGGCTTAATCATCGTGGTATTACTCGTGAGAACCATCAGTACCATTTTCAACTTGGCATGTTTGAGAATCAGCAAAAGGCAGGTTCTGCAGGCGGTAATATCATTAATCTCACGCCAGAAGAAATGCAGAAGCATGAGGCATTAATGATTGCTAAGATGAAACTTGCAGAGAAATCTATTAAAGATGCAGAGATAGCCAAACAAAAGTTTTTTGAAAAGAATGAGAAACCCATCGCAGTTCCTATTATAAAGGAGACTCAAAATGCCGTCCAATCTTAGAAACAGTTTGATTAAAAAAGTTTTTGGTGGTCGTGGTAATCCTCTTTCCACCATTGTTGTTACTGCCACTGGTACTGGTCGTGGTGCAGTTAATTATAAAGTTGGTGAGTTTTGTCTCGATTCTTCAAGTGGTAATTTCTTCCTCTGCACGGCGACAGCTGGTAGTGGAACCTGGGTTCAGGTTAACGCATAAGGATATATGGCTAACGATTTTACATCAGCTCTAACATCAACAATAACAAACGAGGGAACTCGTGTTGATAGAGGAAATGTTGGTAATCGCGGAAACTCACTTTATGGAGTAACGCAGAAGACATGGAATGAATATACCAAGAAGCTTGGTCTTCCGTCTTCTAAGGTAGAAAATCTTAAGCCACAACAAGTTGCGTTATTCTACAAGGACTACTTTAGAGGAACTGGGATAGAGAATCTTCCTCCAAAAATGTATAAACAGGTATTTGATTATGGCGTTCAATCTGGTGCAACGACTTCAGTAATGGCGTTACAGAAACTCGTTGGAGCTAAACCGGACGGACAGATTGGTCCTCAAACATTGCAGGCAATTGCTGCATACTCTGATACAGAGGATAGACTTCCAAATGACTATTTAAATCTTAGAAGAGACTTCCTACTCTCCCTTGTTGAAAGGGATAAAAAGAATCCTCCTCCTAAGGGAAAAGCATCTCATGCAGAGAATGAAAAAGGGTACAAGAATAGAATTGAAGCAATGAGAAATCAAATTTCTCCGAGGTAATATGGCAAAAACACGTGATCAAATGGTTACAATAGTTGGAGATGCGCTTGGTAAATCAGTAAATGCTACTGCCATATCCGGTGCACTCCTTGGCGAGCGTTGCGTTGACTTCCTTAACTGGGGACAGCAACGTGTTGCACGTGCTTACTCATTCGAGGAACTTAATGTTACCCTAGAAACAGCGACAACTGTTACTGATATTAAGCGTTATCCAATGGTAACTGGAACTAATAACCTTGGACTTGTTCGTCCAAAGGACATTGCAAGCATCAGATTAATCGATGAACAGAATTCTAGAATTCTGACAAGAATGGGACAGAGAAGATTTGATCAAAGATTTCCTCGTCCTGAGAACTATTCCACCGGTTTTCCATCTACCTACATCAGATATGGAAATAACATAGAGTTATTTAGAATTCCTAACGATGCCTATGACCTACATATCAGATATCCTCAATGGGCATCTGATCTTGCACTTCCAACTCAAACATCCGACTTTGAAAACAAAGACCAATTACTCATAACCTCAGCTATCCTTGAAGGTTACCTTCACTTTGAGGAATATGCTGATGTTAAAATCTGGCTTGCAGTATTTATTGGTCAACTTCAAGATGCAATCAAAACAAGTGGAGACATGGATTGGGAACCTTTATCATCTGAATTCACTGGTGGTAGAGCTGGATATCATTCTGGAGAACCATGGATTGATCCTTACGGAACAAGTAGTGATCCTTTAA